TGCTCGTGCTTATTCATTACGTAAATTAAGAAGTGCTTACACAGGAAATTCTATTAGAATAAGAAGAAGTTCAGACAATGCAGAAATAGACGTTGGCTTTGTAAATAATTATTTAGACACAACAACAATTTCAACTTTTTGTGGTGTTGGTAATGGTTTTATTAGGATATGGTATGATCAAAGTGGAAACTCAATTAATATTGATCAAGGTCTAAATAATTTACAACCACAAATTTATTTTTCAGGTTCTTTTGTTTTACGTTCAGGAAAAATTTCCATTGAATTTGCTGTTGGAAGAGGTTTAAATATGCCATTATACACAAGAACATCAGCACAAAACTATTCATTTTGGATAACTTATGAAAAAAATGGTGGCACAACTAATTTAGTGATTTGGGGTGGTGGTAATAATTTATGGGCAGAATATGGACAAACATTGCAGTATATAAATAATTCTCAACCTATAAATATTACTCCAAATAATTTTGCTATTAATACAAGATATTTAGTTAACAATATTTGCGATACTTCAATAGTAACTATTTATTCAAATAATAGTTCTTGGGGAAGTAGAATTACTAGTGATTCAGCTGGTTTTAATGAATTATGTCCAGGTTCAGTCAGGAATGGACTTTTGACACTTCAAGAATTTGTATTGTATAGTAATAGTCAAGCAGCAAACAGAACAGGAATAAACACAAATATAAATTCATATTACACAATTTATTAATTATGGCAAATATTCAACCAATTACAACTTGGTATCAGGGAGCAGAACATCAAGCAAATGTTTTTAGTCTTTATTCAACAGGGGATAATCTAATTGATTCAGCTACTTTTCAATATCAACTTATTGAGGAAATCATTATTTCACCTGAAGAAATTAAATCTCAAACATTAATTACAGGACAACTTGCTATTAATGGTGCAGATTATGCCCAGTGGGATGCTGAAATAGATGCAAATGCTTGGATATATCAATGGGCAGCTGATCAACTTAACTTAATTTTAATACCTGAAACAATAACAAATGAACCAGAAACAAGCATTGGAAGTAATTAAAGCAATTTTAGATCTGGCAACAAGTAAAGGTGTATTTACTAAAATAGATGAATCTTTTACTGCAATTCAGGCATTTAATATAATTGCGGAAAAATTTAAAGATGAACAGGATAATGCAGACTCAAACTGATCCGACACATATTGCTACATTTAGCACAATTTTGTTTTCCTTACTTGGAATACAAAACATATCTGAATTGGCTAATATTGTTTTTCTTGGTGCCAGTACTATATCCTGTACTATTTCAATTTTGGTAGGTTTAAAACAATTAAAAAAGAAATAATGAAAAGAATACTTAAAAATATCAAAACATCATTTTTCGGATCTATTGCTGGTGGATCATTAATTCTTGATGGCATCCAACATAATAATTGGATAAGCATTATTGCTGGTATTGCAACTGCAATAACTGGACTATTGGCAAAAGATTCTGATGTCCAATAAGAAAAAAATATATATTGGATTAGCCGTTTTACTGATCTTATTAATCGGAAAAAAAGTGAGTGCATTAAATATCATAAAAAAGTTTGAAGGTCTTGAACTGACCAGTTATCCTGATACAGGAGGCGTTTGGACTATTGGATATGGCAACACAATAAATAAAGATACTGGACAGGCAATAAAGCAAGGTGATAAAATTGATCTTGCAACTGCTGAAAGGTGGTTAAAAATGGATGTTACTGAAAGGCAGAAAAAAATTAAATCACTTATTAAAGTTCCTGTTACTGCAAATATGATGGCAGCAATGACAAGTTTAGCATACAATATTGGCACTGGTGCATTTGGTTCTAGTACATTGTTAAGGTTGCTTAATTCAGGATCAGATAAAAAGCTAGTTGCTGATCAGTTTTTGAGGTGGAATAAGGTGCAAGGAAAGGAAGTTAAGGGATTAACAAACAGGCGAAAGTTAGAACGGGAATTGTTCTTAAAATAAGTTTTGGTTAATCATTTGAGGTGTTTGTAAGGGGGAAATTTCCATTTCTCCCTTTTTTTTGCCTAAAAATTTGGAATATTCAATAAAAGTTATTTAAGTTCGCATTGACAAACGATTTTATTAACATTTTAAACGAAAAACAATGAAAAAAACTGCTATTCAGATCATCCTGATCGTTCTTGGTGCTATTCTTTTATGTTTTGCTGATAATTTATGATCCGTTTATTTTCTTGGGTGATATCAGTTTTATATCTGATACTTTTCGGCATCCCCATTGCCATTGGATTACTTATTATTTTACAAATTATCTCAATCGCAAAATTTATTAGCAATGTTAGAAAAAAAAGAAAAAAGCATAATAGTTCACAATTACCTGTATGGTCTGATTACTTTCCTGACCAATCACAGGATCCCATTTACTGAACTGCCAGAAGGTAAGATTGAAATTTTCTATCCTTCAGAATTAACTTTATTTCAAATAGGCTACCATTTTGGAAGGTTTGCCGAAATGCAACACAATTAATTTTATGGAACTATTTAACAACTTAAGGGAAACAATGCTTGAGATTGATTTTATTCAGCAAAAAATAGACAAGCTGAAACAATATCAACAAGGTGAAATTTCAAACATTTTAATAAGTTTTAATACTGGTAGTAAAAGAAATATTTTGCATCAATTTGATACGGATATATCTCTTGTTAATGAAATTAAACTTTTATTACAGGGTAGTATTGAAATTTACGAAGATCAAATTCAGGAACTTAAACTAAATTTTTAATTATGAAACCAGTAAAAATGAACGGCTTTGTATATTATTTTGAGGTGTTTATTAATGGCAATGAACCCTTTATTTTAATGTCAACAACTGAACATCCATCAGAAGGACTAAGTAAAATATATTTTTTGGATAGATATAGTATGAAATACACAATTGAAGATTTTGTAAAATATGAAGCCAATGTAAAAGAACGCAACACACAAAAAACAAATGAAGTGCGTTAATTGTCGGAAACAATTTACAATAACAACACACAGGGGCAAGGTTGGTAAAGCACTTTGCCCCTATTGTTTAACCTTAAATTTAAAAAAAAATGTCGCAAAGAAACAAAGATCTACCAGCTATGCCAGTTCACCCAATGCAAGATAAATTCGGTCAGGTGATTCTGATGGCGGGAATGTCAAAACTGGAAATAACTGCACTTAATATTTTGTCTGCACAATTAAGAAAAAACAATATTGAAGATCTTTCCCCTGAAGATATAAAATATCTGATTTTTGAATCTTACCAAATAGCTGAACAATTTTGTTCTTATCTTGAAACTGAAGGAGAAAAGGAAAGTAGTATAATAATTTAAAAAGTGTAAACCAATGACAAATGATCTACACGAAAAATTGTTATCCCGAAAATTTAAACAGAACTACCAGCCACAAGATGAACAAGTAATTTTTACCATTGATTCCAAGGTGATTGGATGTGCTGGCGGGGTGGTATGCTTCCAGGGGGCGCCCAAGGCGGGAAAATCAACTTTCATCACTTCAGCCATTGCTTCAGCTTTTACCACTTGGGATATTTTTGGAATGAAATTAAACTTTCCCCCAAACAGGAAACGTATCTGCTATATTGATACTGAAAGTTCAGATTTTGATTATTACAGGGTGCTGGACAGGATTAGGACACAAATAATAACAGATCATTTACCACACAATTTTGATAGTTTTTTATTTAAAGAGGATTCACCTAATGAAATAAAGGAAATGACTGAACTTTATTTACAGGAGAATCCTGATTGCTCAATTTTGGTACTGGATGGAATATTGGATCTTATTTCTGACTTTAATTCAGTGGAACAAAGTTTTTACCTTATACAATGGTTGAAGAAAATTACCAAAATTCACAATTTACTGATCCTTTGCGTTTTGCACTTGGGTAAAAAAGACCAAAATTCTATTGGTCATATTGGATCATATCTTGATAGGAAATCTCAATCAGTATTAAAAATTGAAAGAAATAAGGAAAACAAAACTATTGATCTTTCAGCCACTTTTTTACGTTCCAGTGATGAATTTAACCCTATTTCAATTTATTATTCAGGATCAAGCTGGACACAGGCAAACAATACACAGGATAAAACAGGAACTTATATTTTTGGGATGGAAAAAACAAGCCTGATCAATCGCATATTATACCAGCCAAGAAAATATAGTGAACTGCTATCTGAATTGGAAGAATTTACTGGTAAAGGATCCACAACTTGTAAAAAACTTGTTAAAGACTGGTTGCTTGATGGATCAATTACAAAGTCAGGGGAACTCTACAAACAAAAATAGGATCAGTCGCCTGATCCTACCTTGACAAATGATCTTCCTAACGAAAAACCACTTTCCCTTCATTGCAAAAATAGAAAATTTCTAACAAAATGAAACTTTACACTGCCATTATTTTTTTTAAACCTGATACTGGGATCCAGCCACGAAAATATAGGAATATTAACAACGTGGATAATCTGCTCAAATTTGCCCTCAAAAGTGGTGGTTGGTATGTGAACCTGTATTGCAAGAGAACGAAGGAATTTGAGGGCAGGAAATACCTCACAGAGGCATCCTGACAAAAACCAACACTGCATACAAACTCAAAAGGGGCAATTTGCCCCTTTTTTATTTGCTAAAGGTGAAGGAAAAGTGAATTAGATGGATTTTGGTCAGTTTAGGTCAGTTTTTCGGTTGGTCAGTTTTGTTCAGGAAACATGGGTAGGACACTTTTCCCCCCCTAAAGGGGGGTAAAAGTGTACCTATAAACTGACCTTGTTTCTGACCTTGATTGACCTAAATTTGATT